CACGGTCAATGGGCGCATCATCGACACCATGATCGTGGCCTCACTGATCGACGAGAACCGTTTTAGCTACAGCTTGAACGCGCTCTGCTACGACCTGCTGAACAAAACTAAATCCGAAAAGGGCCTAGTAGCGGCTGCTCTGGAGTTCGGTGTCGATCCCAAAGCTGAGATGTGGAAGATGCCCGCTATGTACGTCGGACCATACGCTGAAGCGGACGCGGAGCTTACCCTCGAACTGTGGAATTACTTTTCCATTCAGGCAAGCCAAGAGGACCTGTGGAGCGTCATTAATCTGGAGCTGGACTTGCTCCCATGTCTGGTGGACATGACCATGCGCGGCGTCCGAGTCGATGTCGACAAAGTCGAACGCACACGGGACAGCCTCCTTAAACGGGAGCGGGAGGTCTTGAAGGAGTTGAAGCGAGTCGCTGGCTCTGGCGTGGAAATCTGGGCTGCGCAATCGCTTGCAAAATCCTTCGACAACCTCGGAATCCAATATCCAAAGACTGAGAAAGGAGCACCTTCCTTCACCAAACTCTTCCTCCAAGAGCATGAGCACCCCGTCGCGAAGCTCATTGTTGAGGCTCGGAATCTGAACAAGACCTCCGGGACATTTATCAACGCCATCATGAAGCACTGCCACGCTGATGGCCGCATCCATAGTCATATCAACCAACTCCGTTCGGATGATGGGGGGACCGTGTCGGGCCGCATCTCTATGCGGAACCCTAACTTGCAACAAATCCCGGCTCGCGACCCTATTTATGGCCCAATGATCCGCTCACTGTTCCTGCCGGAAGAAGGGGAAAAGTGGGCGGCAATCGACTTCTCGCAACAAGAACCGCGCATCTTGGTTCATTATGCGCATGTATACGGCAAAACACGAGGAGTGCCCCTAGAGGGAGCGGCTGACTTCGTCTCAGCCTACAACAATACGCCAGAAACAGACTTCCATAGCCTCGTCGCAGGGATGGCTAAAATCCCCCGAAAGCAGGCGAAAACCATTAACCTCGGCCTGATCTATGGCATGGGGGTCACTAAGCTGTCCGAACAGCTCGATACCTCGCTGGAGGAGGCAAAGAGCTTGGTGAAGCAGTACCACACCCGCGTCCCCTTCGTTAAAGGATTGATGACGGGAGTGATGAACCGCCTAAACGAGAAGTCTTCGGGGGGCGCGTTACGCTCCCTCGAAGGCAGGAAGTGCCGCTTTGAACTGTGGGAACCCGATACGTTCGCCATGAACAAAGCACTACCCTATAAAGAAGCGGTGGATGCCTACGGACCTACGACCAGACTCAAACGGGCGTTCACGTATAAAGCACTCAACCGACTCATCCAAGCCTCGGCCGCCGACATGACTAAACGCGCCATGGCTAACCTGTACAAAATGGGGAAACTGCCCCTGCTGCAAATGCACGATGAACTGGCCATGTCCGTAAAGAGCCGGGAGGAAGCTGAAGAGATTGCCCGGGTAATGGAAAATGCGGTGCCCTTAGAGGTCCCCAACGTTTGCGACGTGGAGGTTGGCCCATCTTGGGGGGAGGCGGTATAAGTTTGGGGGTGATATGGAAACAAGACAGGAAGAGATGAGTGTTCAGGTGTCAGCGTTTCATGGCAAGCACCCAGAAGTCTGGCGTTTCTTTTGTGGATTTACGTTTGAGATGATCCAGCGAGGATATTCACACTACTCAGTCAATGCTGTATTCGAAAGGATACGTTGGGAGATTGATTCTGGTGGTAATGGGACTACAAGTTTTAAGCTAAACAACAATTACAGGGCGTTTTACGCTCGGAGGTTTATGACTATATACCCAGAACATTCAGGGTTTTTCCGAACAAGGCAACAGACCAGCAAAGATAAAGCTGCTACTAACTTGCCGGAAATTACACCTGCATATTATCGATAGGAGACATGGTAGGTTGGCCCCAGAGGCCTAGCCGAGATCCTTTCTTCGCGGGGCTGACTCACGTGCCTTCTTCGCGCCCCAATAGTCCCACCCGTGAACCCCTGCCGTGATCGCGAGAAGCCCAAAAAATACCCACACGCTCGACCACATGGCGACCCCGCCTAGTAAGACCCCTACTATAAATCCAACGTGTCCTTCACTCATGGTTGTTCCTTTAAAGTAACCTTACTTGCCGAAATCCTGACCGAAGGTCGTCTTCTTTCCCGACAGCTTCGATATAACGTTCCCCCTACCTCCTATCTGGTACGCCGACGCGGTTGAGTCCAGTACTGTGACAGGAACGCCTTTGCAGTCCCTTTTGAGTTGGGCGCGTAGTGCCGCCTTATCGCTGCCGACCAGCTTCTTCGTGTTTCCGCGGCCAATGAACGGGCTTGGCATAATAGTGACCTCGATTGCTTGTGGGGGTGGATTCCGATTAAAATCCGCGCTATTGGCGTGCGGAAGCGGTCGAATGCCTCCATCATTCTGACTGGCAAGCCGGAGATCAACCTCCACGGCATCCCGCCATAGCATTCTACACCCCTCTCTGTGTGGAATGCGATTACTCCCGGCGACGCTACCGCCCGTAGCGCCGCCGGGGGTTTTTTACCCCAAGGACCACGGTAATGCTGGCAGAATTGGCCGCGTTCAATGCGGCATTCGGAATAGTCAAGCAGGTCATCGGCAACGGCCGGGACTTGACCGATTGTTTTGGCGCAATCGGTCAAATGGTCGGCGCTAAGGAGGATCTTCGCTCCCGCCAGCAAAAAAACAAAAAGTCGCTGTTTGCCTCTGACGCAGAAGAGTTCATGGCGCTAGAGCAGATAGCTAGGGCGGAGCAGGAGCTTCAGGATTTTATAGTCTATTATGGCCGGGCTGGCCTGTGGACCGATTTTTTGGCGTTCCAAGCCAAGGCCCGAAAGGCGCGACTGGAGGCCAAAAACGCGCACATCAAGAAAATAAACCAGCGCATGCACTACCTCGGTATTGCAATTGCGTGTGGTCTTGTTTTTGCCGGGTTATATGCCTGTTTCAAAATCCTATTGGCGATTGGACAGTAGGCCCGGTCAACCCTCAACCGGATCGAAGTACTCTCGCTCCAGCAAACCCCATTCCACTTGGCTCCGGCCAGCTTCGGCGTCGAGCTTGGCCGAGGCCGCAATCAGTCCGGCGCGAGTGTCCGGGAAGCGGGCCTCTCTATGACGCTCCGCACCACTAGCCGTCGCACTCTCTATCCACCTGACAGTCAGTCGTGTGGTCAATTCAATTCTCCGTAGTTTGCTAAAGAGCGTCATCCTAACCTTGCTCTCTTGTATATGCTCCTATAATATCGTAGATAATCTAGGGGCATAATCCGGAGAGGCAGATGGATACGACACGTTGGAAAAGCATCCTCGTACCGCGGGGCGTCTACGAGGAGATAAAAGAACTGTCGAAAGCAGAAGGACGGACCATCGGCGGACAATTACGCCTTGTCTTCGATTGGTACAAAGAGGAACAAGAGGCCAGCGACGGAGCCCGGAAGCCACCCGCAGCCGGAAACACACCCAGCTAAAATGGCCCAATCCGAAAAACACGAGGGATAATATGCGATCAAGTGGTGCTTCTCCCATACCACCGTGTATAATGACCGCGGGCATGGCAACATGCTCTCCGTAGTTAGTGAAGACTCGCCCCGAGTCCGGTTGCCCCCGGCTCGGGGCATTTTTTTGTATAAGGATCGTAATGCTAGAGAAAGTGTTCGTAGACGGCCTTATGGCCAAGAAACCCCATGCCAATGCCCCCGAGTGGGTCAAATGCAATATCAGCATAAAGCGCGAAGAACTCCTTGCATGGCTCTCAGCCCAAAGCGAGGATTGGATCAACCTCCAAGTTTGCGAAAGCAAACGCGGTAAATGGTACGCCGAGGTAGACACGTGGAAACCGGATACAGATACACGTTCGATGACGTTTTGAAGAGGCTACAGCGGTACACACAGGCCCCAGAGGGGGACGTCAGCGACATCGAATGGAGATGGGCCGCCGCCCAGATCGACGACGTCGTAAAGCTCCACCTGTCGCGTCTGGACGCCACCCCCTCCAATGCCCTCACCCAAAAAGAGAAGGCCCTGCTAAGGAGCAATGTCGAAAGTGCATGGCAACGAATCCTCCAAGGCTGAAGAGGAAGCAAACGAGGATTACGTGCTCGCCGCTGCAATGACGACAGCAATGATCGAGGCCTTCGAGGGGCTGGGAATGAACCCCTTCGCCGCAATCAATGGGGCTTTCTCGGAACTCGTCTCACACCTCATCGATTTGTCACCCGACGCCCGCACCGCCCTAGCGGTGCTGTCCACAAGCATCTCCACCGCAGCCAGCAATACCAACCCGTCCAAAGTCCCAAACCCCGAAGAGATACACTGAAAGCCCACGGGGGAAGGCTCACAGGGCAGCGGGGAGGCTGCACCGACCGCGGGCCACGGGCCACGGTACACATTGCGCACCGGATGTGTATAGGGGAACTCAGATAGAATTCTTTTTAAAAAAGCAAATATACCCGTAACCAGCGTAACCGTGTAACTTTGGCTAACGAGCCCAGTGTGTATAGGGGTTCCAGAGGACACACCTTTGCAATACCAAAAAGTAACGTACCCCCCGCTTGTGTAACCCTAAAAGGCGAAAGTGCGTTAAGGGGGTCTGGAAGTTTTTTTTTATAAAAAAAATCTCTAGCTCTATATACACAGATGGCTCGTTCCGCAACAATCTACGCCTTAATAACTGGGTAATAGAAGATGACCGAAAAACTCCCCGCCAAGACGGCCCCCGTCCCCGTCACCACTGAAAAAAGGACCCCCGGTCGGCCCCGCGTCACTGCGGCCCAACCCCTAACCCGACGACAAGAGCTGTTTGTGAAGGAGCTAGTGTCCAAAGACGGGCAGATAACGATGCGCGAAGCCGCCATTAACGCGGGATACCCCGCAGGGTCGGCGCATACCAGAGCGTATGAGCTGACGAACGCACAAAAAAGCCCGCATGTCGTCAGCGCGATTCGCGCTTATCGCCAAGAGCTTGACGAAAAGTTTGGCGTGACGTACCAGCGCCACCTTCGCGACTTGCAGTCGATCCGCGACGTGGCTTTGACTAACGGCGCGTATTCCGCAGCCGTGCAGGCCGAATACAGGCGCGGGCAAGCGCAAGGGGACATCTACGTCAGCAAAAGTGAAATCCGGACCGGCAGCATCGACTCCATGTCCAAGGAGGAGGTAAAGGCGGCCCTACAGGAGTTGAAGCAAACCTATGCGCCGATCACTATCGACATTACTCCCGAAACTTCCGCGCGAGCGAGCAATCCCCACAACCGCGACAAAGCGCGAAGCCGACTTGTGGAGGGTGATGAAGGCGGGGGTAGCCAAGACCCCGAGGACTTGGAAGATGACGCGGATTGAGACGTGGGCGATGCCCGGTATCCCCGATGTGTTGGCGTGTGACGATGCCGGAGCGTTCCACTTCATAGAGCTCAAGGCGACTGCCGGGAATGCGGTTGATCTCCGTCCCCACCAAGTCGCGTGGCTAACAACGCACAGTCACGCCAGTGTTTGGGTATTGGTCCGCAAGCTGGCCACCAAAACCCTGCCTCAACGGATCTATTTGTACCACGGACGCCTCGCCATGGAGCTAAAAATGGAGGGCTTGAAGGTCGTGCCGCTTTATTATGCCGAGGGGGATTTTGAGTGGGGCACGATCATGGGCTTGATATCTCCTAGATGATCCCATAATATGCTATATCCTTTCACTTATCGGAGTTCAGACATTTGTTTCTTCTTATAGAATGGATATACAGGTTACTGTACGGCAGTGACGCCGTAGACGATTTGGACAAAAGCCCGAGAAAGCGCCGGTCTGCGCCAAAACGTGGGCGTAAGGGCCAGAGGGGGAGCGGATAGACACCACAAGCTGGGGCAGTTCCCGGCTGACTTTTTTTCACTAAAAGGAGGCTCACAATGAGCGAGAGAGAGAGAGAGAACGGAATGGAGCGGCCGGGGGCGGAGAGGTTGGAGCTGGAGGACAAGTACAGGATTAATACCGGGCTGGCGGCCAATTTGGAGCGGATGGAGGATCTGGCGGACGCCAAGATGGAGCAGATGGAGGATCTGGCGGACGCCAAGATGGATCAGATGATGGGCCTTTATGACCGGCTGGCCGCCCGATTGGATTGACTTTTTTTTCACTAAAGGAGGCTCACAATGAGCGAGAGAGAGAACAGAACGGATCGGCCGGATGCCAAAATGTTGACTATTGATAGTCAGCTTTGGGGGCGATTCCAGCGTCTACAGGGGTCAGAGGGGGAGAGGCTAGGCTTCCCCCTAACCGTCAAACAGTTTATGAGTCTTGTTCTGACCCGAATGGAGGAGATCGAAGAGCGACAGCACGTAGAGGATTACGGGAGATATGTTCCCGGCTCTACTGGGCTCGTGGAGGCAGGTTCTGGGGACTAACCGCCCGCCACTAAACGAAGCCCGCCGTGTGTGCGGGCTTTTTTTGTGGGGGTCTATTAACTAAAATAGCGGGGTTTTCCTGATGATCATGACACGAGAAAAAGTGGAAGCGATGCTCCACCCGTACGAACAGAAACTCCGGGGCGCACGCATGCTCCTACTGTTTGAGACTGTAACAAACGAGGACGACGGAATCGAGGCGCTGATTATGGACGGAAATGAAAAGCACAGCTATCGCGTCGTGTATCGCGATACGGATGCGGAGGAGGCAATTGGTGTCGTATTCTGCGACACGTACCTAGATGCCAAAAGGCACGCAGACAATTTCGCTCGAGGTAGCAAAAATGAAAATTGAAAGGATGGTTAACGGAATTTACATGGCGTCATTCAAGCATCGTAGCGGCAGCGTCTACTTCGGGTATAGCCCTAGACTCAGCGAGGCGATGACATTTTGCGCCGGACTTATTCCAGAATAGGGGAAGGGCTAACAAAGTAGAATGTTATCCTTGCGGCATGTGCGCCAGTATGGGATTATCTGGGACGGGCGCAAACTCGCGCCCGAAAACTACGGAGTCTCTCTACCATGGCAACTTATCAAACCAACGCGTTTGCTCACGGAATCGGCAATTCCGCCGTCTCCTCCAACTGGTTCTCTCGACCGGCTGACCAGAAGTTTCTAACCCTTGACGCGATGCTTGCCTTTAAGCGGGTGGACGCGCAACGGATGGCGTCGCGGGTAGTCGATACGCACAAGGTTCGGATTCTAGGAGATTATGACGAGTCGAACCCCAGTCGCGGGGATGTTCGGGTGGAATACACTGACGATAGTGGTCGCGAGCACCATAACGTCCCAACCAACTGGTCGTTCGGCCAGTTGTCCCAGCTTGCGGGCGCACCGTCCGGGTACCTGCGCGGCTTGCCTGCGCCGCTTGCGGCGGATTGCCTACAGTGGGGATTGAAATACAATCGTCCCAAGGAACTGGTTAAGATTTTCGGCGAGACCGACGGCGGCGAACTTAGGGCCGCGACCGGGCCCGACTATGGCCGTATCTATGACTGGGAAATCTTGGAGCCGATCAAGCGTTTGGTGGATCAATCCGGGGGCAGGTGGAAAGTTCCGGGGATGATGACCGGAAGCAGCGGCGGCATGGCGGTATATGATCCCGAGGTGCCCGTTACTAATGACACAACTACATTGTTCGCGAGTGATCGCGACGTCTTTGTTTTCTTGGTGGACGATCGGAACCCCATCGAGGTCGGCAGGTTGGCTAATGGCGAGCCTGATTTGATGTTTCGCGGGTTCTATGCTTGGAACAGTGAAACCGGCAGCAAGACGGCAGGTATTGCCGCGATGTATCTGCGCGGCGTTTGTATGAATCGAAACCTTTGGGGCGTTGAAAACTTCCAAGAGATTAAGATTAGGCACACTAAGTTCGCCCCGGATCGCTTCGCAAACGAGGCTCGTCCGGCCTTGGAGAGTTTCGCGCACGGTGCGACAGGTACATTTATAGAGGGGGTGGTGGCCGCGAAATCCGCCCGGGTGGCAAAGGACGACGATGACCGCCTGTCGTTCCTCACGCAGCGGGCGGGCTTGTCTGGGCGAATGGCGAAAGCGGCAGCGGCGCGCCACCTCGTTGAGGAGGGCCGCCCATTGGAAACGGTCTGGGACGCCGCGCAGGCGATTACCGCAATTGCTCGCGACATTCCGCACCAAGACGCGCGGATTGACGTCGAGCGGAAAGCGGGTGCGCTTCTGGACAAGGTGGCGGCCTAGTGGGGTAGCAGCGCCGCCCTGCTAAAACGAACGGAGCCCGCTTGATTGCGGGCTTTTTTGGTGGGTTGGCTATTAGTGCGGCGTTCGCATAGAATCGCATACGCGGGGGCATACCGCCGCCGCGAACTACTACGGGGCAACTATAGATGAGAACAAAAAGAAGTATGAAGGTGCGCGACTGCCGTGAGTGCGGTGCAACCATTCACAGAGGCGATCAATATGGAAAGCGTTCTGTGTCGCTCGGTAGACAGTCCTCGTGGGGTATCGACCAAAGGCCAGCCGCAGAGATCCCAGCGTGGGCGTGGTCTGAATTTCGCGTCAAGGTAGATGTCTGCGCTTCCTGCGCATCGCCGACATGATGCTGCGCTAAACAACGCGAAACGAAGTCCGCTTGATTGCGGGCTTTTTTTGCCCCCCAATATCGCATATAATCGCAGACTCTGTACGCCACCAAGTAATCAATCAGCAAGGGAGCAATCAGCATGAAAACAGATATTCACCAAGCAGTCACAGATCAGGTCATCGAGAGGATGGAAGCCGCCGGCACCAATTGGGTCAAACCCTTCGCTGGCGGTACAATGAACGCAGCGACCGGCAACGAGTACCGAGGAATTATTGACCTGTATCGGCGGTACTCCTTTCTGCTATCTACAAAAGAGCGCGGCACAAGCCGCGTAGGAGCAATGATGATGCAACTAGACGACGCACTCGAATGCACTGTCACACGCAAAGAGGCCATTGCCGAAATCATGAAGCATGACTTCCCGATTGAGGAATTCTTCGACGACGTAGGCGACCGGCCAGAGTATCGCGGTTCGGAAGTCCTACTCTGGCTGGGCTACTAATTTTGCTAGCGATCGCTCTCCTTCTGGCTGTGCTAGGAAGGTAGCAGCGCCGCCCTGCTAAAACGAACGGAGCCCGCTTGATTGCGGGCTTTTTTGGTGGGGTGGCTATTACGGCAACGTGCGCATATAATCGCATACGCGGGGGCATACCGCCGCCGCACTACTACAAGGGCAACTATAGATGGGTACTGCTACATCACTTTGGTACGTGTGTCTGGTTGACGCGCTCTGTCGGGCGCAGTCTGCCGAATCGGGGTCGGACGAGGAGCGATTCGCCGCCCTACAGGCGGAGGATTACTCGGTGACCCTGACAGAGCTGGAGGTGGCCCGGGCAAAAAAAGAAGCGGCGGGGATGGTAAACCTATGGAGCACGGAAAAATGATCAGGTTAAGCAACGACGTCAAGCCCGCCAGCCGCAAAGAAGCGGCTGCCATACTCGCCGACATGATGCTGCGCTGTAATGAGATTGACGGTATTGGTAACGATAGCATTGAGCGACTGTATCGGTATTTCCTACCTGCCGCGCCTAAAGTCGCCAAGACGCCGGAGCAGTGGGTGGGTAAGGCGATCGACAAGAAGGATAGACGCCCACAACTGGCCTACTTGCACGGGCTGAACGGGAGTCTATACGCGACTGATGGCCGTCGCATGCATTGGATACCGTCCCCGCTTGAGGGTTTCCATGACCCTAGATCGGTCGCTCCAGTGGCTGATGTCGGCCACATCTATCCCGACGTGCTGCGCATAATACCGTCATATCGGGAAGAGGATTTCGTTACCTACACGACGGCGGACCTGATCCGCAGCATTTCCGATCAGATCGAAGTCGCCCGGGTGGGCGTGAATTGCTACAATTTCAAGTTCATACTTGATGCGATAAACAGTGCTCCGACGTTCGACGCGCAACAGCCGGGCGGTGATGGCGCCGCACTATTGGTTCGTTCCCGGTTCGGACTAGCAATAGTCATGGGCATCGCGCGGGTGTAATGACGAGTGCATTCTCCGAAAGGCCCGCCACGTGCGGGCCTTTTTTGTGGCCGGTCCGGCGCTGCGGAGGCAAAAGCCGCGCGGGTGGCTATTGATGCAGAGACTCGCATATAATCGCAGACTCACTAACGAGAGGCAGAGACATGACGTATAAACAGTTGTCACGGCTTATAGATGGCTTAACTGCGGAACAGCAAAACCAATCTGTGACCATTAACCTTCCGCAATCATATCCTTTATCTTACGACGTGGAATCCGACCGGCATGTCGAGATCCATGGCGCTGTATTCGTTTATGGGGAGAATAGGCTGGATGAAGGGCATTTTGTCGTGGCGATATAGCAATAAATTAAATCCTTATGGGGGCAACCATAATGCTGACAACAGTTGAATACAGTAGGGCAACAAAAACGCGCGGTATCGCCGTGACCTATCGGGCAGGGGAGCGTGACACGTATGGGACGTGTCCGACATCCTGCGAAATGAATTGCTCCGGCAAGGGGACGCAAAAAATAGATCCGGACTATTTCGCCGCCTTGCTGGACGCTGTGCCCCGTCGGGGCTTGGCTTTCACGTATACCCATTTTGATTGGAATCAATGGGCGGACCGGTCCAATAAACGAAGCGCAGGCCACCAGACGGTCGTTAACTTTTCCGCCAAGACGCTGGCGAGTGCGGCGGCTGCGTCGCGAGTAGTTCCGGCGGTAGTCGTCCTACCGGCTACCGAGTGGGTCAGGGGAAAGTATGCGACCGCCCCGGCATTGGGTGGTGCCCTTATCCAGACTGACGCCGTGCGGGTTGTCCGATGCCCGGCAGAATACAAAGAGAATTTTTCGTGCGGCGATTGTGGCGGCGGCGTCCCCCTATGCGCACGGGCGGACCGTGGTTACATCATTGGATTTACCGCGCACGGTGCGGGCAAACG